TTTACCGACAAGGCAACACATAAACCGCCTTCAGTATCCAATCCGTGGTATCTGTATGTTAAAGGTGCAGATAGCAGACGTAAGACACCTTTGCATACGGTTTTACAGGACATTTTGCCTGCAAAACAGAAAAGAATCCTGGAACTTCAGCAGGCTCCCAGCTATTACCCAATGCCTTCTTTTGATCGTCTGCGTATGAGTTAAGATTTACTATCGTTTTGCCGCTATGGTCTATACCCATAGCGGTATTTTTGTTGTTTCTTTTTAAGGGTTCAACATGTACGCGATCGCTAACAGTGATAACAGTGTTCTTGCTAGTGATAGCTTTAACGTCAAGCTAAGACCCTATCAGAGGGAGATATATGATTCCCTTTTGAATCATCAAAACGTCCCTGTAGTTGTTCAGATGCCAACCGGAGTGGGAAAGGGTACCGTTATTGTTAAAACAGTCTTTGACGCATTGGAGACCAACAAAAGTTGTCTTATTTTAGTGCCCTCCGTGGAACTGCTCGATAACCTTTACGAGCGAATTCTTCTGTACAACCCAGACTTTTCTCGGTTTGTAGGCTTACTAGGGACTGGTCGTTGCAAGCCAGGCAAAGAGAGAATCAATCAATTGAAGAAACCTGTAGTAATCGCTGTATATAAGACTTTGTATCTCCTTTTGCAGAAGGAGACACTTCCCCATTTTGACATTGTTATCAGCGACGAGTGTCATCATGCAGTCGCTCCCCAATGGAAGCATCTTCTTAACCATTATTCCAAGTCTTGGAATATAGGCTTTACTGCCACGCCTAGAAGACTTGATGGGAGACCACTGAGCCTTATCTATCAAAAAATCATCTCATCAAAACCCTTGGCGTGGTTCATAGAACATGGGTATTTATGCGAGTATCTCCTAAGAACTCATAAAACCGATTTGGCAATAAGTCCCTTCAGTGACGATCTCGCTGACCAACAACGATACTTTGATCGCCAAACAATCATTGGCGACGCTATAAGGGAGTGGGAAACCTATGCTCTAGGCAAGAAGACGCTAATCTTCTGCACGGGAATCAGTCATGCCGTGCATACTGCAAACGAGTTTAACACGTACTTTCGTGGCAAGTATCAGTTTGCTTACTTAGGTTCTGATCTGACTGCTAAACAACGACAACAAATAATTGAAGACTACAAAAGAGGGAAATATACAGGAATCGTCAACGTGGCTATTGTTACAGAGGGTGTCGATATTCCTGATATTGTCTGTGTAAGCCTGCTACGTTTTACTGCTTCTTTACCTTTATGGCTTCAGATGGTGGGCCGAGCTTTACGCCCAAAACCGTCAGGAGAACGAGCAATCCTCTTGGATCATGCAGGCAATGCGTTGATTCATGGATCCCCAGATATGGATCATGAGTGGTCAATCGAACCTGACCCCGATAACCCTATATCAAGCAATAACAAGATCTGTTGTCCTAATTGTCAATTGCCTGTAATTAGCTACAAAAAACTGGCTACCTATGGGGAATCAGGTATCGACTTGCGATGTCCGCATTGTGGATGCCTTCACCATTATCAGCATGTACCCCAAGAAAGGAGACCTAGAGCCGATATTCCAGTGATTGATACCTCTAAAGATCTTGAAGAGTATCGTATAGATCCTATAATGTTCAAAATTGTTAAGATTTTGAGATCTGCCAGACTAAGACAGAACAAAATCAAAACAATTCTAGAACTGAAGTGCGATCGCAGCTATAAGATAGCTGCGCTAGATTCTTTAGGATTAAGTGCTGAAGCAATTGAAACTTATCTTGGTCTTGATTGATTCTCATGATATGCTAGAAGAAGTTATCGGATTCTTAATTCAAGGGAGATTTAATCATGGCCAAGTTAGAGTATCGCTTGTACACAGACTGGCAAGATGTGCAAGTTTTAGAGAAATCAGCTTCAAAAGAGATAGCTTTAGACGTAGAGACAACGGGATTAGATCCCTTCAAGGATCAGCTAAGGTTGATTCAAGTGTATTTCCCTCATAGTAATGAAGTTGCGATCTTAGATGTATGGGAAATGGACGAGCCTAAGAAACGATGGCTCAACAGACTGTTTGATGTTTTAGAGGATTCTAACGTTGTCAAATATCTACAAAATAGCCTATTCGATTTGCTATGGTTTCGCTGCTACGGTTTGCAGGTACGTAACGTACGTGACGTGAAAGTATTGTCTAGCCTTAATAAGGCTGGACAGTATGAAGCTTATCTATACTATGCAGGTATATCTACTCCAAACTCTTTGGAGTGGCTATCCCAAGAGTTTGGATATGAACATGATAAGTCTGACCAAAAGAGCGATTGGTCAGGCAAGTTGACTAAAAGTCAGCTTAACTATGCCGCTAGAGATGTGGTAGTTACCTACCACATTGGAAGGAGACTCTACGAGACTCTTTCCACTTATCAACCGGATGTGGTTGATGCTGAGATGAGATGCTTAGCGGCATTCAATGAATTAAATTTTCAAGGGTTGCCTGTAGGCGATCCGGCGATCCTTGATAAGGTATGTGCCCTTTATCGAAAAGCGGCAGATTCCGCACGGGAATCCTTGTCAAGACTCTTGAACGAGGATCCAGTGCAAAAGAAAAAGATAGATGCTTACTATAAGAGTCCTTTGATTGGAAAGTCAGGGAAACCGATAAAAGTTCCAAAAGCAAAACCGTTTAACGTTGACAGCGCCGCTCAAGTTAGGGAATATTTAGTTGCAACTTTTGGAAAGGATGCGATCGAGAAATACGATACCTCTTCAGGGAGGTATAAAGAAAGTACCGGGAAAGACGTATTATTTGACTTGTATAGTAGTCACCCTGAGGCAACGGAGTTAAAAGAATTGCTTTACTATCGGGGTGTAGCAAAAGCCGCTTCCACATTGGAATCATATCGTAACAGTTATGATTCCAATCGAGAGTGCCTCAAAGTCATTTATCAGTCCCTTGCCACTCAAGGTACGGGACGCTCTTCTAGTGGAGATAAGCGTCGAAAAGACCTACAGAATGCCCAGAATATTGCAAAGCATTTGCCGTCTCATCAGTACTATCATCTACCACCGATAAGGAGCATAATCAGTGCTAGACAAGGTTACGTGCTTTTTGAAGTAGACTTAGCAGCTAGTCACTTGCAATTTGCTAGGGTTCTTTCAAAGGATCCTTCCATGCAAGAAGCGAAAGAGTCTGGCATAAAGTTACATTATTTCACGCTATCGAGCATGCTAAAGCTCGACGGCTTGACAGTAACACCTGAGGAATGTATTGCGCTTGTTAAAGGAAAAGCAGATAAGTCTAAAAAAGAGCATTACGAATTTTTATATAAGTGCTCAAAAACTGTCATTTACTCTTTTCTCAACTATGCAGGAGCTAAAAGGCTTCAGCAGTCTTTTCGTATTTATGAGACCAATGTGTCTTTGGAGGACTGTCAAAGATTCCTTGAAGCTTGCGCTAGACAGTATTGGAAGCTTCGAGAGTTTCAAGATACGGTATATCGTCGCGCTTGCGCAACGATCCAATCAGTGTATACCTACAACAGACTTACAGGAGAACAGATCTATCTGGGAAAACTAGGATACTCTATAACTTGCGATGGTGCTAAAGTATGGCATCGTGCGGAACAGTATGACAGATACGATAGGTTGAAGATTTCTGATGTAGTTGCCGCACAATGGCTACGACCAGAAGCAACGGTGATGAAAAATGCACTGGCAACGATTCACGATCGCTGTATTGAAGAATGGGGAATTGATAACGCAAGACTTGTCAATTTTTCTCACGACTCTTTGATGGTGGAAATCAGAGAGGAACTAGTTTCTGAAATTGCTCCTAAAATCTGCGATATAGTCAACGATTGTATGAGGATTTACATTCCTGACTATGAACCTGAAGAGACATGGGAAGAACAGGTTCTTAAGCATAATTGGGCAAAATACGATTGCCAACACCTAAAAGTAGTTGTTTAGGGGGTTTTTAATGACTGAACTTGACCAAGTTAACGTTCTGCTGCAATGTTCTGGCTATCAAATTGCCCGCTATTGCGATGTGCCTTATGACTTGCAGTATCAAGTGCAAGCCGTTGACAAAAATCGTGGAAAGGTTGTGTCTAGGACTACTTTAGAATGCTTTTCCTCACTGTCTGACGCGGTGGATTGGATAGCCATGCAAATAAGACATCGAACCAAAACCGGAATCATAGACTAGCTGAAGAAAACAGGGAAAAGGGATCTTCTAACCAGAAGATCCCTTTTTTAATCCTATGTGTTACCATAAAAATGTGGATAGCATCCACTCTCAAAGTTTGACTAGTTATAGGGGCTTTCTCGGTGAAATTATCATGAAGATTAGCTTTAAGGACGTTGGTGAACAAGTGGTTATGACCTATCCCTGCAAAGTCGCTCTTGTCTACTGTGATGGCGACTTTGCAGGGTTAAAGCTCTGCAAGAGGATAGAAGATGACCTATACTTTTTGCAGGATCGTCATATTTCAGACTTTGGCGCTATCTATTACAAATATGTAGATGGGTCATCTACGAAAAGTCGCGATGAAATCAAAAAGTTTGTCCGTTTATGGGTGCAGGCAAAGTCTAAGGGTTCACTGAATCGAAGATGATTGATCGCTAGGAGCCAGAAAAACAAATACCGGGAATCATCGATGATTCCCGGTATTTGTTTTGTGGCTTTCTGCTAAGATTCATGGTGATCCAGCAGGCAGGTAAAACCCCCACCCATCCCTGCTATCTTGGTCAGGGTGTTCGACTGTCCACCGACGGTTAAGGAGCGATCGCGACATTTTGACACCCTGACCCTCCGATTGGGATCCTTTATAGTTGTTGTGGATAGATCCCCATGGATCGTGGACTAAGAAGGTATTGCGATCTTCTAACACGCCATAGAATACTGCCCAATGTCCACCAATAGGGTTTTGCTCCGTTCCACGATGAAGGAAACCAAACGCAACGGGAACATCAGCTTCTAGCAAACTGATGACGATTTCTAAATTCAAGTCTGTGCGGAAAACAGGAAACAAGCCTAGTTTGTTGAGTGCCTTAAGGTGAGATTGGGGATTCGTGGTATCTCCTGGTAGAGAATTAAGGTATGGCAGGTAATCGTAAGGGTTTGGATAAGCCCTTCTAAAGCGTTCACTGCTGTAATGTGCGATCATAAAGACACTTGCACTAAAGCAAGAGCGAGCGTCTACCTGTGGAATCCACTTGACGGGCAGTTCTATCCTACGGTTAGGTGGGGTTTTTTCGTTCCATAGCTCGTAAAAACCCTCTAGATCCTCTGATTCCAAGTGGTCTTGCAAGTACTTTAGTGCCACATTCTGATGTGGTAAATTAGCGTAAAATCTCGCCATATTCACAAAGTTTATGGCTCTACCGTCGTTGTTGTTACGGTAGAGTCTTGCAAAGTACCACTCTAAGTCTTTGTACTTGGGATTCCTTACCGTGGTTTCTAGATATTTTAATGCCGCTTTTTGTTTAATGGATCCGTTGTATGCAGATATGGCATCGATAAGATTCATTCGTCAATCTCCAATTCTTCTTATCAAATTATCGCCTAATTTGTTGACATTGTAAAGAGAAAGTGTCTAGTCGATTATTGGCTTGAGTGTCTTGACAGTTTAAAGAAAAAGTGTTAAAGTTCCCTAGGGCTAACTAGACCTTTATGCCTGTTGTTATAAACATCAAAGTTAACAATATTCCTAACTATGCGGGATTATCGGATGCCTTAAAGCGTCCGACAGAGATGTTAGATAAGCTGAGTCAGTTTAGACGTAGCGCTTTCTTTGCAAACATTGCTACAGGGATCGATGCTTCAGGGAATCTTGTAGCGCCATTATCAGAGCCATACAGGACATATAAGGAAAAGAAGTATGGCAAGCGAGCGATCAGAGTCGCTTCAGGAAAGATGCAATCTACTTATGATTCCGTAGTAAGTGCCGATCGCCTAACGGAGTCGATCAGCAGTAATTATGCGCAATACCATCAGCAGGGTACGCGTAAAATGCCTCAACGCAAGTTACTACCGGAATCATGGGAAGATCTTAGTGCAAAGGAGCAGGCAGCGATTGAGAGGTTGTTAAAAGAGCAACTAGACATAACCATAACAAAGTACGCTCAGTCAATCCGTTGACATATTCCCTGCAATACTTGAATTAGCTATGACAGATGTGCAGCTAAACATTTTTGATTATAACAACGACGGTTTAAGCGACGTTTTTGGATCGCTAGGGAGAACTAATGCGACAATTTCTAATCCGATAACAGGGATAGGTACTGACAGGGATCCTAGTCAGTATGCGGAAGTAACCCATCCGCGAATTCTCACTCATGACGAGCGAGTAGGGCTTGTAACAGGATCACGTATTTGTCAAAACATCGTGCAAGTGTACCCCATGGAAGCATCATGGGGACAGTTTAATTTTTCAGGGAACAGATACGCAGATAAGGCAGACGCTTACCTGCAAAGTTATTTTGCTAATTTCAAATTTGGATCCCTACATCGATGCTTTGTGGAAGCGTCAATAGAAGCTAGACTCCATGGGGAATCTTATTTACTTCTAGGGGTAGAGGATGGTAACCCCTACGATCAACCTTTAGATTTTAATAATATATCTTCGTTCACGTGGGTAAAAGTTTTCCCGTATAACCAAGTTGTCCCTGTAAGAGATCGACCAGATCTGTACGAGATCACTCTGAAGGATATTAATCGTCATCCAGACTTCAGTTTGTTAAAGAGCGATCGCAAAATCAGGGTGCATAAGGATCGTCTTTTAATGTTTGTAGGCGATTACTTACCACCATCCATTTTGCAGGTAAGAAAGCGTCATCAGTCTTCTTTGCAAAGTGCCTTCAACGGTTTATGTATGGCATTACAGGCTATTATGTCTGTCAATGCTATGCTAAACGACCATAGTCTTTTCTGGTATAAACTGGATGGTTTGGCTTCATTAGTAAAAGCTAAGAAGCATGATGAATTATTCAATAGGTTTTTAACATTGCAACTAGGCAAGTCTGTCTTAAAAGGTTTGGCACTAGACGCTAAAGCTGAAGACGTAGGCTTTATCAATCGCAACTACACGGGAATCAAAGATGTTTTAGAAACTCTTTTAGACTATTTGGTAGCAGAAACTGGATTAGTTCGATATAAAGTATTAGGAACTTCATCTAGAGCAGGGTTAGGTGCTGAGGGTAGGGGTGTTCAAGATCGCCTTGAGCATAGCCTAAAAATTAAAAGCTGGCAACAACAACATTGGAAAGACCACTTGCTTTATTGCGCTAAAATAGCGCTATTGTGCAAGGATTCCCTAACGGGAGGTAGATTACCTACCGATTTAGTAGTTACTTTCCCACCAGTACTTGAGTTAGACCCTCTAGAGATTTCTAAAGTCGTTGACGCTAACGTATCTTGGGCAACTAAAGCGATCGATGCAGGCATTTTAACACCTTTAGAATGCCGTCAAGGATTGTTTACCACTGCTGATAATCATGTTACTCCTTTAATTAGCTTAGACCCCAGATACACAGAGGTTCTAAGTTCTGAATTAGAAGTCCAAATTGATCCAGAAATTGATGAAGAAGCTAGTTACGACGACCCTGATGAGGATCGACCTAGTAACTTTAGTGGTGAAGAATCTTCAGAAGAGTTATTAAAAGTCATTGGATCGAGCGTCACTGAAGTAAAAGATCAGTACGAAAATGATTATTACTTAGTTTTCTATGAGGGACGTAATACAGCACAAGTTGTTACTGCTTCTTCTAGAGAAGAAGCAATCAGTAAAGCAAAAAAGATAGGATCCACGGGATCTAAGGGTAAAGTTATAGAAGCACGCAAAGCAACAGATGATGAAATTAAAAAGATCCGTAAAGGCCAATGGGTAAGAACTCGACCAAAAAAGTATGGAGGTACTGACCAACCAAAAAAGAGCGACCCTTTTAAGTATAGACCCCAACTAAGAAAAACAGTCAAAGAAGATTCCCTTCAATGGGCAGATAGGACAGAAGACGCTGAGTCTGAACCGAGCGATCCGTTAAAGACCAACAAGATCCAAGCAAACATATCCAGTGACCAAAAGAAGAAACTTAAAAATAGGTTGCTGAAACTTGCAGAGATCAATGATTCCAGCTTGAACGCGTTCCTTCAATCGTTGTAGGTTTGGTATGGGAATTCTATGGGATGATGCTAAAAGTCGCTTTTTAGACTCAGAGACAGGTATGGTATTGAGTCCCCATAGAGTTTTAGCCAAACTCAATCAAACTATCGATAGCGGGTACAAAAAGCTACAAGAACTAGCAGATCAAGTAATTAACGGTAGCCTATCACTGGAATCATTTGGCGATCAGGTAGCGACAGTACTTAGAGAACTACATTTAGCTAAGGCACTCAAAGCAAAAAACGGATTAGCTCCCTTATCAGCAGAAAATCTAGAAGCTATAAGTGAAACTCTCCAAGACGAACTAATATCTGGAGTGAGCAGTGATTTACTTGGTGGAGATACAAGAAGCTACGGGTTAATTCACTTGATAGAGGACATAGCAAACGGAAATGTTTCTCCCGCGCAGCTTAAGCATCGATTAGGAATGTATGGTGAGAATTCGCGTAAATCAGAGGTAGCAACGATTCATAGTGATGCTATAGCAAGCGGTGAGGTAACAGAGTGTCTAAATATTCTAAATCACGTTAAAACTGAACATCATCCTCTATGTATTGAGGTAACAGCTAGAGGATGGGTGTCCTTAGAGGAAATGAAACAGCTAGGGCTACCTGCTAGACACCCTAAATGTCACTGTACTTTAATTTATCGCTAGTCTTATGATCGTGGACATAGTAATCAAGATCGTTGAATTAATACGATCTTTGACTTTTAGAGATGTAGCGCTTTTGATGCTTTTGCTATTGATTGCCTATCCTGTTTGGCTAACATGGATTGTCTTAGACAATCCTGAAAAAATACATACTTTGTTCGACGTGCGATCCACCTATAGAGTGGTAGGATCAGTCTCTGAGTGCCTTCTAGTTACGTCTAGGTCAAGCACAGATATAGGCTATGAGATTGTCAGAGTAGGTGGCAGTTTTTATAAAGGAGACGAGAACGTTACGCTAGGAATCTACGTAATGTCCGATTATCCGTTTTCATATAACCAAGCCAAGGATGTTTGTGCAGACCTAACAAAGGCAAATAAGATTCTAGCTGACCACAACATTGTCAAGCTCATCAGTCTTAATGTCCCACTAGACAAACCGCTTTTGACTAAGGATTGAGTCCTAAATATTTGTTAAA